AGTTCTCCAACCCTTCTCTGCAGTCGCTTGACCCTTGAGTGCAGTGGGGGGTTCTTCTTTAAGTTTTTCTACCATTGAGTCTGCAAATGCTTCCATCTTATCTGGATGAATCTGCTGAATACCTGCTTCCTTTACAGCGTTACTGATGCTACAAACCTCTTTATCTGTAAGTTTCCTACCCTCTGATGGATGTGTCATAAGATCTGGATGCCTTCATGCATTATAGCACTATCTAGTCATATTTGTTGGTTTTTTAACATTTCTTTCTAAACTTGACAAGAACTCAAATACCCAGTAGAATAACTCTGTCAGGGTTCATTGGAGATTCTAGCTAGTAATGATTCAAATAAATAATCAAGTGCAAGGATAAACATATGTTATCAACTGCGTATCGTCTCAGGTTAGAGTCCATTTGTACCTGTATTGCAAATAAGGAAGAAGTTCCTTTGGAAGATATGATCTGGGCAGAGAAACTTGCTAGGTCTCATACTACTGCTAGAGACTGGTTGAATAAAGCAAGAAGACAAGCAGCACAAGACATTCAAGAAGGTAGTATGGATGATTTTATGAATAAGATGGGATTGGGTGATCCAGATCCATCTAATTATAAGACTGGATTTGATGGTGCTGATGAAATTGTTGACTGGTTCAAGCAAGACAAACCTGATGATTGGAGGCAAAGAGACTGATGCATGACTTTTTAGATAATTTGGCAAATCATCAGTATCAAAAAGTAAAGACTCGTACTGTTGAAAAGATTACTCCTGAAACATACGAGAAGATGAATGAGGAGTTTGAAGAGGAAGGACTTGCTTTCCGAATCAATATTCCCACTCAAGATCAAATTGATGCTTGGATTGAGGACAGTAAAAATGTTAACTAACTGCACTATCACTGATAAAGATGGAAAAGTTACCGATTATGTCTGGGACGACCAGAAGAAAGTAATGGTAGAAGGTAAACCAGAAAGAGAGATCCCTTGGTGGCAACTGCATCAAATAGCAGAGGGATTGGGCGGTGAACTTAAAAAGTTCGTTGAACAAGACAGTCGTGGTAATGTCAAGTACAAAATTGTGATTGAATACAAGGAGGAAGAAAAGTAATGGAAGCAGTCATCTATTCTAACGGTAATCAAGAATGTGAGCGTGCTAAGATTCTTTTAGAAAAACTCAATTTTCAGATTCATGTATATAAATTAAATCAACACTTCTCTGAAAGAGGTTTTGTTGCTGAATTTGGTGAAGAAGCAGAATACCCTCAAGTGAATGTAGGTTTCAGACATATTGGTGGATTAAAGGATACATTAAACTACTTCAAGCAGAATAATCTACTATGAAACCAGTCATCCTCATTGCTTGTTTCACACCATTAGCAGCGATTTGGATCGTAATGAAGGTAGCAGTTTGGTTTTCCGCAGTCAATGACGAGAGAAACTATGTCAGAGCAGAATCAAAAAAACCACACGGACCTTATGTGGCAAACGCATATGCAGATGTTGACGAGGAGGAAGAGGAGTATGGAGATCGCACAGACTATAGATAAAGCGATCAAAGACTATTATGATGAGATTGGCAAACCTGTTCCACGATGGAAACGCCAAGAACCAGAATGGTGGCAAGAGTATTTGATTCGTTTAGGACTTGATCCTAGAAACCCATGACTGGCGACGACCATGACTATCAGGTCAACTTGAGCATAGAGGACATTCGTCTTCTGTATCATTGCGTACAGAAGAGAATTGAGACTTGGGAGGGATCACCATCTAGACACCCACAAGAACAAGAACACCTATGGTATCTGAGGGATTCGTTGTATCGGATGATCCTAGACTTTAAGTTTCATAGCATGTAGGGTTGACAGACTGGTATAGATAGTCTATGATACCACTATAAATGTTATCGTCATGAACTATAAACCCTATTCACCAGAGTGGCATCGGAAACGATACCTGAAGGAAGCATTGGATGAGTATTTTGATGATTATGTGGATAATGAAGTTATCTATAGTGACCTGATGGACATTCTCTCAGCAAGAATGACTGCTGCTGTGAATGAAGTCAATAAGGTAATGGACCTTAAAGATAAACTTAAGGACAATTAACAATGAAAAAGAAACTGAGGCATCAGGTCAAATCCAGGTGGTATTATGTGTTCTGGGGCATAGCAACAATCTCAGTGGTGGCGGGGCAAGCGTATGTTGGAACAGGATATCGTATTCTTCATGAAGATATGAGAGAATTATTGAATAAAGTTGACGGAGTTCTTCTTCACAAAGATGACACTCCCTATGGAGATTTAATATGAGTAGAGTTGAGTTCCATAAGCAGATCATCTTCCGAGAAACTCCTGATGTTATCTTCTCGGACATTACGGTCACAGATTCAAATGCAACTGACCTTGTAATTCATGATGGACCTGCTATTTCTCCCCCTGATGACAGTGTAGGAGCAAAGCAATTTTACATTCACAAACATCAAATTGACCATAATCGTGTGGTTCATGGCACCAGAATCTTTGAGGTTGTGAATCCTGAGTGGAAAAACCCTTATCATATAGTCCATCTAAATCGCTCTACAGGTGCCTTGATTGTACCCAAAGGTACTTGGCATAGGTCAACATCAGGAGAACAGGGTTCTGTGGTCATAAACCACGCTGTGAGAGATGATGAGTTTGACCATAACACTGAGTTTATCCCAACATCAGCAGCAAACTGTCCAGAATTGTATAAAATTCTTACGGAGATCAAACCTGTACTTCATACAGTATAAATAAACACATCAGAATTGTATTCCCTTCACATACACTGATAACAAGAATTATCTGGACTGAGTGCTCGGAGTCAGCACCGCCAAACACTTTATCATTATGAAAACAACACTTACTGTCGGAGACGATGGTGTCCTCACATTTTCCGAAGAACTTCTAAAAGAAACTGGATGGAAAGAGGGCGATATGCTAGAATGGATTGACAACCATGATGGTTCTTTCAGTCTTATTAAAATGAATGAAGAGAATACCTGAATTCCACTACAAGGACTGGAGGTTCATTCATGACCCTGCCGATACTTAATCTTCTAATTAAATACACCCACTGCTCTGTTACCACAGGCGGTCATAAAATCTCTATACAATGGAAGTTAGGGAAAAATCTTTTGAGGTGGGACTTAAGAGATAGAGATGCAATGCTAACAACAAGACCAGGAGAAAAGATCCTGTATCTTAAAAAACTACCACATTCAGTTAAAGTATGAAACCAGGTGACAATGTACGCTTTTTAGGTTGGACTAAAGAGCAAGTGAATTGGGGAAACAATGACACCCCATACATGCTGATCCGAGATCGTGTTTACACAATTACTGACGTTGATATTCATCGTCAGCATACAAAAGTACAAATCAAAGGTGTACTAGGTAAATTTAATTCTGTTCATTTTCAAGTGATTGATTGATGCCTGTTAAGGAGAAGTTTCCGTGGGAAAGTTTCCCGTATCGTCTAGAACTAAAGGATAGAGTTGCTTGGTTCCAGTGCCAAGAGCACATGGACAAGGAGATCGCCAGGTACAAACTCAGACCAAAAGATTACAAGGCATCATGTAAACGCGGATACAAAATTGTCAAACCAGAGAAACCAAAGCGTAAGATCAAACCAAAGGTAGAGAAGGTAATCAAACCTGCACCTAAACCCAAACCTGTTGACAAGAAACGCAAAGAACTTCTGAGTCCTGTGATGAAGTTCAAAACCATACAGTTTGACAAGCAACATAAATTATTACATCCGAAGAGAAAGTAATCATGTATGAAGAATTGAATTGTTTTGAAGAAGCACTCAAACATTTTGGAACCAGAGTTGAAGTCATCACTGCTATGGAGATGTCACGGCGTATCGGTGCCGAGGATGCCTACCAGATGATCAAGGATGAACTGAAAGAAGTTAAGAAGTGTCGTAAACAGTTTAATAAAAATGACCAGTGCTGATAGTTTGAAGATTGAGCAGAACGAGGATGGATCGTTCGCAATTGAATGGGATAAAAATGATCCCAGATGGAAGTGGTTGAATGAATTGACACCTGAACAGATTCAGAGTATGATAGGTGCAGCAGTACGACATGATCGTAATGGAACCCTCTAACTACACCAAATATAGTTTAGACAGTCTTCGTGATTGGGTTGATGATGCCATGAATACAGATGCAAATCCTGAGCAGATCGTTGAAGCGATTGTGAGTGGACTGCAAGAGAATGTGGACTATCATATGGAGCAGATGAACAAGAATGCAGAAACCATTGCTCTACTGAAAACGACACTTAAGAAAAATTAATTGAAAGCACCTTTACAGGTGCTTTTTTTGTGGTATAATGTGATTAGTTCGATCTACACAGTGATAAATCTCCGACCCCACCAACAAACTGCACTTGATTCCATGCTCAATGAGAGCAAGGGTCAGGTCATCATGCCAACGGGCGCAGGAAAGACACTGTGCATGATTCAGGACACCAAGATCCACTTCTCACTCTTTGAGCAACAGACACATGTCATCGTTGCTCCTAGACTGTTACTTGCACAGCAACTGTGTTCAGAATTTCTTGAGCACATTGTTGACCCTATGGTACGGGTCATGCATGTCCACAGTGGATACAACAAAAATCTACTCCACGAGTCTACTACAGATCCCAAAGTCATCTATGACTGGGCAGTTCAGTGCTACAAGCGAAATAAACTGATCTTTACCACTTATCACTCACTTCATCGTGTGGTGGACAGTGGTATCAAGATCGACACCATTTATTTTGATGAAGCACATAACAGTGTGAAGCGCAACTTCTTCCCCGCTACTGAGCATTTCAGTTATGAGGCAGAGCGTTGCTTCTTTTTCACTGCAACTCCAAAGCACTCACATTCTCCCTTCAAACCAGGAATGAATGATCGGGAGATCTATGGTGATGTTATCTGCAACATCCCTGCTCCACAACTTGTCAGTGAGGGTTACATTCTCCCACCGAAAGTTGTTCTTGAGGAACTGCCACAGGGTGATTACAAACTCACCGACAGCGAAAACCTGTTGAGGTCTATTGATAATAACTCCTTGAGCAAGATTCTTGTTTGCGCTCGGAGCACACGGCAGATCACCAACCTGGTACAGCAGTCGGATTTCTGTAATCAACTTGAACACAGAGGTTATTCTTGGATGTATATCACCAGCAAGACTGGTGCAATCATCGATGGTAAGAAAGTTGACAGGCATGAATTCTTTCGTGTTCTGAACCTCTGGGGCAAGACTCCTGGCAAACAATTCGTTGTCATGCATCATTCTATCCTCTCTGAGGGTATAAATGTTCATGGACTGGAAGCAGTTTTGTTTATGCGAAACATGGACTACATTGGTATTAGTCAATCTATTGGGCGTGTAATACGCACAGGAGACGCTGAGAAGGTGTTTGGACTTGTTTGTGTACCAGTTTATGATAAAGTGGGTATCAGCACTGCCAGAAGTGTTCAGGCGGTTGTTGATACAGTGTTTGAAAAGGGTGATCCCGCAATTAGTGTAATCAAGAGGTAATCTCATGCAATGCGAAGTTAAGTGCTATGTCGCAGGTAAAGTGTTCAGTGTGAAGTGCTACGCTAGAGACTATAGCGAAGCACGAGAAGTTGCTCTGGCACAATATCCAAATTCCCGTATCATGGGTGTAACTGCTGTATTCGATAAATCGGTAACCTAAAATGGAAAAACTCTACAAAATCCAACACAATGAAACTGTAGGTTGGGGAGACATTG